GCTACTTCATTGCGCCAAAAGTTGATGCGGTCTTTTACTTCCTGCACGTTCGCACGAGTTAACCGACGATTACCAATGGTGTACTCTTTGCCCGTTGCCAATGCTAAATCCGCCTCTAGCCACGCCTGTAAATGCTCTTTTGCCTCATATATTGTCCATTCTGCCATCCTTTCACCTCCTTTCACGCATTAAAAAAGCGCCCTTGTTGAGCGCTTAGACTTGTGCCATGCATAGATTGGAACATCATGCTTATTAAAGCCTGCGTTTCCACATCCGTGTGGCACAATATCTCCATATGTTTGATGTCATGAGCTGATATATTTAGACCTTGCCTATATTTATATAGAAATTCAGGCATTGCCTTTTCTATCATTAAAAATAAATAATAAGGGATTGCGTTTCGTGGTTGAATCACTACATATTTAGCGTCAACTTGTTGCGCCTCAGCTAAATACACCAACTCCCCTTTACTAGCCGATACTTGCAAGCAAATACAGCCAGACGGATATATTTGATTCTTCTTAGGTCTCCCTAGTATATCCGCAACTTCCGTAATTTTAATTTTCTTGTAATTTCTTAACATTACGCGAACATCTTTTGAAGTAGATACTTCTTAACATCTTCTATTTTTTTTATCACTGCTTCTTGCTCCTCAACTGTACACGCGTTATCAGAGGATACCAAAAACTCTGTAAATTCTTTTACAATTTCGTCATGCTCTTTCCGTGCGTCCGGATCCGTACAAACTAATTGCTTTAACATCTCCGCAATTTCTAATCCCAAAGTACGGCTTTCTCGATTAATTTCGTTTAAGTCTTTAGCGAGCTGTACCGCATCTGGTATTTCTTCCGGCTCAAAGCTGTCAATATAGCGTGGAATATTCAGATTATAGTCATTGTCTAAAATAGTAGACATGCTAATGTTACTAGAATATCGCTCTATATCTGCCCTGTCCTTGCACGCTTTAATTACTTTTTCCACCTGTTCGGCGGTCATTATATTTTTATTTTTGTGCTTAACGAAGTCTTTTTGTGCATCGATAAATAATACGTCTTTGTTAGCGCGATTTTTCTTAAATACCAATATACACACGGGTATACTTGTATTTGTAAACAGATTAGACGGTAGCCCTATGACCGCATCAAGTAAATTATCCTCAATCAGCTTACGTCGTATATCGCCCTCTGCCTGTCCTCTGAAAAGTACACCGTGCGGCAGGATAAAGGCAGCTGTGCCAGAAGCATTTAATGAATAAAGTCCGTCGAGTATAAAAGCAAAATCGGCTTTACTCTTTGGTGCCAATTTATATCCTTCAAAACGTTCATCCATTTGTGGAACCCATGATTGACTATATGGCGGATTGCTTATCACGGTGCCATATTTTTTACTCCCTAGCATATCCACCTTAGATACTTGGCCAAAGCCGGATACAACGGATTCTACTTTATAGTATGCATGTTCCTCACCTGTAAGAACGTTCTTCTCTACTACTTCCGCATCTATATTAGCTATTAGCAGATTAAACAACATAAACGCTATCGCATTCTTTGAATACTCTTCGAGCCTTAGTGTTACGGTATTATCCGACTTAAATTTAGCCAAAGACAATCCGCCTATTCCTGCGCACACGTCGCGAACATCACCGCCAGGGGTAATACCTCCGATTATATCTAGCACGCATTGCGGCGTGTAATCTTGCATATAGTTTTTTCTATCCGCACTATGTTCTTCAAATTCAGTAAGTACCGCTTCATACGAATAGTACGGTTTTATCGCCTTCAAAAGTACCGAACGGGTATTCGAATCTAGCAACGCCTTTGTTAGAGCGGTAGGTATTTCGTGTACTTCACGAATATGTAATTCTTCCATAATCCTTTGTAGGATTGTCATAATCGTATTCCCCCTCCTCTAACGCGTCGTCTCGTTCGTTTCTTCGGTGCATCGCCCGCTTTCACTACACGCGTCGTATTCTGATACGGCGTATACTCTTCCTTACTATTCCGAGCCTCTAATGCATCGAAGTTCGGATTCATAATAGCAATAGCAGCTTGATTATAGTTTCTAATATCGAATGGCTCATTTCTTTTGCGTCCTGGGCGCAGTACCCATTGCTCTTTGAAGTGGCCATTAACTAATTTAGACACTTTCATTTCTGCCAACAGACCTTCAAAGTATTTCTTCCCATACCCTTTTTCATGATCTTTAGGGAAATGGCAATACCTTGGTTGACCTTTTTCTTGATTCAGGTCGCTGTAAATTTGTTCCTTGCCTGTATCTACGCCAAGCTTAAATAATTTAGTCTTGTACTTTTTCAACTTCGTAGGCAAGCCGTCAATCAGGTCTTTACCTGCACCGCCTACACCCTTAATAGGATAAACGCGCTTATGCCATCTAGTTGAGCAGTACTTATATACCGATTGGGTCTTACTGCCGCCGGAGTCAATACACGTAACTGATACGCCCCGTTTTCTACCATCGGCATAAGACCATGTACGATTTAAAATAATATCGTCTAATTCTTTCCATACGGCGTCGTAAGCAGGGTCTCCATATAATCTGAAGTATTGTATACCCCAGCTCTCATAATCTTTCCCCCAGCCAACGATTTCACACTCTAAGCGGTCATCCTGGGTATCGACACCACAGGTTAAGAGTAGTACTCCGTCCGGTAACTCCGCTCCGTAGTCTTCTCTGCGTTCGTAAAGTTCTTCCGATTGCAGCGTTTCTGTATCCTCTTCATAAGGAATACCCATTTCAGTGTTAAAGAATGTCTTAACGCCAGCCGTTCCGAGTTTGGTTGCTTCCTCGTATTTATCTTGCAGTTTTCCCCAAGATGCCCAAGGAGAGCCAAACGCGTTCATGTGAAAGCTACGGCAATTGTACTTCTTTAAATTCTCCGGTGCTTCCGCAATCCATTTGCCCTCTCGATACAGTTTCTTCCATTCGAACTCTTCTGATAGAGTTCCGCAGTGATCACAGGCCAAGTAGTACTTGCCTGTATCCTCGTCTGCGTGGAACTTATCCCAGGAAGGATACACGTATTCGCCACATGCAGGGCACTTAATATGCCATACTTCTTGCGTACCGCCTAGGTACAATTTCTCTATCCGGCTGGTACCTTTGGCCAATGGCGTAGATGCGTACACGTGCTTTCTATTGTAGAACGTATTAGTACGCTTTTCTGCTAGGCTCAAAGGGTCGCCTTCCGTCCCTGCTGATGCTGGATAGCGGTCAATTTCGTCCGCTAGTAATACACGAATTGGCCTAGATGCCAAATCTGCTGGAGCGTTCGCACCGACTAATGTAAGGTAACCGCCAGGAAAGGTCTTATTCAATACCGTATTGCCACTGTCCCGAGATTTTACATCGGCCATTTTATCGTTCAGTACTTTCGTATCACGAATAAAGGGAGCAATACGAGTTTTCGAAAATTCCTTCGCTATATCTTTTGTAGGCTGCATAAACATAATTGGTGATGGAAAGTAATCAATAAAATAACCCAACACATTTTTAATGAGCTGGGTTTTACCGATTTGTGAGCCGGTCATATAGACTACTTTTTCAACGTCAGGGTCACTCACCGCATCAAGCATTTCCTTTTGATAAGGTGCCCTATCGGTGGAATACTTCCCTGGTTCGGCGCTATCCTCTGTAGATAGCACCACGTTAGCGTTGGCCCATTCCGACGCAGTAAACTTTGGCGGTGGTTTTAGAACACTGGCCAGCCCTTTAAATAGGTTGCATGTGTGCTTCAATCACCTTCACCTGCCTCGTCGTCATCCACGATGATGTCATCAGATTCATCGTGGAACATGTTCGGGTCATATTCAGACAATTCTGTTAAGCATTCATTGACTTCATCCAGAAGCGCGTCTTGAATGACTAACAAGTTCGTCTCCCCTAGCACTTTAGGCGCTGCTTTTAATGGTAACGCCTGGAGCTTACTTTTAAAGTTATTCAACATTCGATTCATTACGGCTTTAACTGTGTTCGAGCGGTGCAATTCTCCATTCATGATCTTCAGTTTGTTTTCTTCAATCATCCGTTTAGTTCGAGTTAACAAAGTTCGTTCTGCATCATATCCGCCTTCCCGTGCTTTCTTTTCGAGTTTACTTTCTCCCGTCTTATACGCAACAAATGCTTGTACTGTTTTCGCAATATTGTACTGTCCGCGTTTTTCCTTTTCGAATATACCGTCCTCGGTCAACTGCTGAACCCGTCGAGAGCTGATTCCGAGCACTTTTGCCACAATTTTAGATGATACTAATTCGTCAACGATTGTTACGTTCGTCACAGTCTCGCCTCCTTTCAAAAGTTGACCGTTTTTGAAGCCGAACAGCAGTTCGGAAAAATAACTAACTAGCTATTCCGCGGGGTTCGGATGACCCACGGAAAATATTTTTTGTTTGGAGTACCTTTAAGGCCCCCTATTGGGGCTGAGGCCCTAGCCCCCATACATGCCCCCTCGCCAGTGCTGTTTGCGTGAATGTTTCATCATATCTTTGGCAAAGGCTTTGGCTTTGCAATTACCTTTACTGCCAAGGACAATAGCATTAGCAGTACACTTATTACGTTTGTTATGCAAACAATCTTTAATATGGCAAGTAATATCTGTCATACTATTCTCTCCTTTCTATTGGCAGTTAGATTCTATTTTATTTGTAGGCTTAATCAATATCATCATAGGAGTAGTGATTTGATATAGTTATGTAGTCAAGGAAATCTCTTACATTGTGTATTGGTTGTGGTTAAACAAGGCTATTCTATTTTGTACGAAAACATCTCATAGGTGTCGCGAATTTATTTTGGTATAGTTTGTTATTTGAAAGGATTACATTTGCATTACGAACAGGTACCCCCTATGATGATATTGATTAAACCTGCATAATACAAAAGGACGCCAAGTACATCTGGCGTCCTTTTCTTATTCACTTCCTGTGAAGTTTCCCAACTTTCACACCTACAGTATACCACATGTCGATGTATCGTTTTGTATCGTTTTGTATTGTCCACGCTATTTCAATCTAGCGCGTATACGTCCTACCTCAACAAGGGCCCTATCGTGTAGCTCGCCGCGTACTCTTGCCTCGCTATAGAATAAGATACCTGCTAACTCTTTCCAACTTTTCCCTTGTACGTATCGTTCAGTCAATAGAACTGCCAGCTCATTTGGTCGTACTTGGCTAATCACCCAACGGACTTCTGCTTTAATGGCTTTTAACCTTTCTATTTCCTTTCGTTGCAGTTCAACACATTGCTCGATACCAGCTACTATACCGGATAAATCACCACAATGCCCGCCAGATATCCTATCCTTGCTATAGTCCGTGGCGGACAAGGTATCCGCCTTACGTTCTATCTGTGCCTCAATATCACGCTTAATGGAATCTATGCGGTCATCAATTCGTAATATTTGTTGCATGTACTCTTTATCGGTCACTCTTTCGCCCCCTTGCAATATCTCCATATCTCGTACAGTTTGTATTGGTCCTCGTGCTTACGGCTCACTGTCCATGGACTTTTACCTTCAGCATACACAAGCGCCTTACCGGTACCACCCCATACATCATCAATACGATAGAAGTGCCTATGATACCAATGTTTGTTATCATTCGATACTAACACGCAGTCACCTTGTTTAAAGCGTTCCATTCCCCATCACCTCGTTGATGTATCTATCCAAATACCACCGTGCTTTTTTAAGGTCTTCTAGCTTATCGCCTTTGTACCCTGCACGTGCGATGTACTTGATAACATTGCCAAGATGGTATGGAAGCTGTTGATCTTCGATAAAGTCAATCACCTCAATCTTGCCTCGCGTATAATGCGATGGATGGTTCACGGCATCATGCTTGATATTTCCATACATCTTATCCATATGCTCAGCAGTTGGTACTTGAACAGCTTCTTTGCTACTGTCTTCGATGTGTCTTTCTTCTGTCTCTTTACTGTCTAGTGTAGTCATTTTTGCTTCCTCCTCAACTTCCTTCTTGGATTTATGACAGAATTTAATTGCACAATCAGGGCAATATTTACGTGGTCGCCCCTGTGGCTTTCTAAAATATTCAAATGGCTCTCCACAGCCTTCGCATTCCCTAACTTCTAATTTAGTACCTGCCGGCGGTGGCGTCATAACTTCCATGCATTCCGGACAATAGTCTTCTGAAGTTTTAACCGTAAATTTCGTGCCACACTTTCTACATTTTTTTTGCATAACGTTTTACTCCTTATACAACTCTTTACGATATTTAATGGCTTCAAGTAGTGCATCTTGCCCTACTTCCTTTCGCTCTAAAGCTTTCATCACTTGCTCGTCCATCGTCCCTTTTGTTACTAGATGATGGATAATCACAGGTTGCGTTTGGCCTTGCCTGTGTAGTCTTGCATTAGCTTGTTGATATTGTTCTAGACTCCAAGTTAACCCATACCACACGATGATATTGCCACCTGCTTGAAGATTTAAACCATATCCAGCTGATGCGGGGTGTGCCAATAACATTTGAATGTGTCCTTTGTTCCACTCAGCCACATCATCATCGGTCTTTAATTCAACCGCTTTTGGAAAGGCTTCTTTGATTGACTGAAGGTCATGCTTGAAGTTATAGAACACCAGCATCGGTTTTCCTTCGTTTGTTTCTACCAATTCTTTTAACCTCTCCACCTTCTCATTGTGGACGATAATTGTTTCACCTTCATCGGTATAGATAGCCCCATTGGCCAATTGTAATAATTTACCGGCCAAGGATGCTGCATTGAGTGCACTTACGTCGTCATCATCAACCAAGCTTAAGACATGATCACGTTCCATTTCTTTGTAAAGCGCCCATTCTTTGGAATTCATCTCTACCGTGATTACATTTTCAATACGTTCAGGTAGTGCTAGGTAATCCTTTGCTTTTAAACTCATGCAGATATCTTGCATCTTACCAAATATCGCGGTATCTCCGCCGGGCAGTAATCGGTAGCTATACACGATATGCCCGTTTGTTTTATCTGGTTTAAAATAACGATTGCGGTACTCTGTAATTGTTTTACCCAATCGGTCTCCGCCATCTAGCAAGTACATCTGCGCCCACACATCCATTAATGTATTCGGTGCCGGCGTGCCTGTTAGAATCACTACTCGTTTGAAGAAAGGCCTCATCTTACGCATAGCCTTAAACCGTTTAGCCTGCGGATTCTTAAAGGATGAACTTTCATCGATAACAAGCATGTCAAAAGGGAACGACTTCTTGCGATAGTATTCATACAACCATTGCACATTCTCACGATTCATCACATAGATATCAGAATCGCTTTCAAGGGCTCTGATGCGGTCCTTTTCAGGTCCTAGCACAGATGCTATCTTCAAACAGCTTGTTTCATTCCATTTGTTAGCCTCTTGCATCCAGGTCGATTCGGCTACTTTCTTAGGTGCGATAAGCAGCACTTTCTTAATATCGAATTGATCATACATTAACTGCTCGATAGCAATTAATGTAGAAACGGTCTTGCCCAATCCCATATCAAGTAACAGCCCATAGTGTGTATGGTCAATGATTCTTTGAATTGCTATCTTTTGATATTCGTGTGGATGAAAGTCCATGAATCGCCCTTCTTATATCATCAATAAACAATGTAGCCCCTAATTTGCCGGTAACTACGGAAACACTGGCGCCCAGCTTTCGCATTCGTTCTATCTGTACGCGTTGGTTGGGCCTTAATCGCCCTTTTTCGTCTTTTAGCTCAGCGAACACGACTAGGCCACCCGGTAAGATTATAATTCTGTCCGGCACGCCATCATTTCCCGGCGATACGAATTTCATATATATGCACCCCAGATTTTTGAGTTGATTTCCCAACCAACGCTCGATGTCTTTTTCCATGTTCTCACCTCGTTATCAATAAATAATCGGCAACAGGCCTCAGCCTATATAAAATCTGGCTTCATCGGGGTTGTGTTGCCGATGTTTTGTTTTTTTTCTCGTATATATATATATACGCGTATTCGCGTTTTTCACGTGTATACGTATACAAGCACTTATTCATATATTTATTATTTTTAATTAACAGTAAATAATAGAAAACATCGGCAACAAATTGTATTTAAGATAGATAACAACTACGCCAAACGTGTTGCCGATTTTGTTGCCGCATGTGTTGCCGTTGCCGATTTTTTAACTTATATCAAAGTTCATCGATGTATAGGCGTGTATAAAAATTATTTCGATAAACATCAATATATGAAAATTACCTAATCGGCAACAAAAATCGGCAACACGATTATTTACGATTTTTAGCTATCGTTTTAGCCTTATTTTGAAGAGTGCTCGCATCCCTAATAAACGCTCTTTGAACGCCATACATCTTTCCAAATCGCATTTTACCAACGCTCTTTGAATAAGGGCTCCACCCTTTTATGGATTGCAAAATATCAATGATTTCTCTAGCCTTTGCGTTCTGCAGGTTCTTCCTGTCCCCCTCCATCACTTCACACCATATCTCAAGGGCGCACACCCGCTCCCGCTGCACTGAACCACAATGATCGTCATCGCCATAGTTCCTGATATAATCGCGTCTATCAAAGATATCTAGCGACTCCCAATCTTCAGGTAATAACATCTCAAGGTATTCTTCAATGAGTCCTACGAGTTCACCACCTTCTGTGTGTGATAATTGGATTCGTAAGGCTTCTTCCTCAAGGTCTCCCTCGAGTACTAACGACTCGCCGTTAGACCAGTAATAGTAAGCCTCCGCCCATAATTGGTCGATGTCATCTTGCGTTATGTCCCAGGCGTTTTTCGTCTTACGATCTTTGTCGCCTGTGATTGGCCAGAATCGGCGGTTACCTGTACGGTCTTTGAGAAACATCAAATTATTTGTGGAACCGGCGAATACACACTGGCGAGGGTACTCTTCGGTCCGTCTACCATACGGTGAACGGAACCGGTCGGATGTACGACTAATAAAGGCCTTTACAATTTCATTATCGTTCTTGTAGGTAGGTGCCAATTCGGCGAGTTCATTAATCCAAGAGCCCTGAATTTGTTCAAGGGCATCTTTTGTTTTGATATCAACTAATGAGTTGTTGAACCATTTACGCCCCAAACGCTCCAAGATAAGGGATTTCCCTAAGCCTTGCGCTCCGTATAATACGATAGCCGTATCGAACTTGATACCAGGCACCATAACACGTGCAACAGCGCCACACATCCATTTACGTGTAACGGCCCTGATGTATTCGGTATCCTCTGCGCCGATGTAGTCGATGAAGAGAGTATCAACTCTACATTCACCGTCCCAGGTTAGTCCTGTTAGGTACTCACGCACAGGGTGGAATTTGTTAACTTGTGTTACTTCCTGGAGAGCGTCATCGATAATGCCTTTACCTTTGATAAGGTATTTCGTAGCGAAGTAGTTACGTAGGCACGCATCGTCCGTATCAGTCCAGTATGGCGTCTCGTCCTTACCACGCCACGGCAAATCATCAATCACCACTAAGCGGTGCGCGAATTCGTCAAGACGGATTTTACCTTTTAAAGCAGGGTCGTATTTTAGAACAATTAAGCAGTTGAATACATCTGATTCAGGTGTACCACGGCGGTCACGTTTGAGCTTTTCAAGGAAGTCTTCTTCCTCGTCCGTGATATCCTCAAACTCCATATCCGCCATACGTTCCTTATCGAGCAGTACAGGTGCGGCACCGTCTTTGTTGACAAAGTCAAGCATTGCCTTGTAGCTCGGTAAGTCTGTTACTTTTGTACGCGGATCCGTGTCGGCATCTTCGGCGCCAAATAAGTGGATGCGGACCAGGTCAAAAGCGTTAACAAGTTTACCGCTGATAGGGTCAGTTGCATGGTTCGAGTATGCAAACGTATCATTATCGTAAATGACAAGACCCGCTACTGAGCTGCCTTCTGTATATGTGTAACGGTCCTCGTGCTGCGTTGGTGCATAGACATTGGGCAAAAACTTATGTATCGCTTCTGTGATACTATAGCATCTACAAAAGGCGCCAAGTAATCCTTTTTTCTCTAATGGGTTACCTTGCTTTTTAGCCGCATCAAGCCTGATTTGAGATTCTTTACTTGATGTTGGCCAAAGGCTCGTATCACGCCAGTCTCTGTAGGTACTCAAATACGTATCGACTGAAATAAGCTTCCCCTCATTATGTTGGTATACATACGCAACATCTTTAGGGCAACTAGGCCAATACATAAGGCGTTCCGCTTGATGCGTTGAGGAATCGAAAGATTCAATACCAATATCATCAGCAATGCGTCTTGATACAGCCTGGTACTCATCAGGGGTCATCACTCTATCGGTAGGAATGATGATGCGGTATCGAGGATTATCGGGGGTATGGCTGTGCGTACTGTATAGCACGTATTCCATATCTCCTAATTCCAAATCAAGGTTTGAAATAAAATCTTCACTAGGTGAATCCGCATCAAGGGTAATCAAATATCGCTCCTTAACGGCACCTCTAACCCGTCTACCATTTTTGGGGATATAACCACCTACGAAACCGCCTACATCTTTCCGCCTGCCTTTTTCGTCCTTAGGCATTTTGATGTATTCAGCAGCCGTTTCATTGGTTACAGTTGGTTCGGCCAATTTCTTGGCCAAGGCACTCCAAGTCATTTTTTTAGACTTCCAGCTACGGGCGGAGCGATTTCTGCCCGTAGCTATGATGATATTTGTATCCATATTACATCGCTCCTCCCTTCGCAAATTGGATGTCTCTTATAAATTGGGGTACTTGTAATTTATGCTTTTTAACCCATTGGCATACAGCATAATTAACGTCGTGGTTATCACTAACACATCTGTTATTTTTTAACTTGGCCTGGTGTATTTCAACAAAGTTATCTGTATCCTTGTTAGGATTAACTTCAATACATGCAACAGGCTTGTCACTTTTATAGACGCCTACTATAGCACACGTTCCAGCTTTTACCTTATCGACATAAGTACCAACACAATTATTCAATTGCACGCCTAATCGGATGATGCCGTGCGTTGACTTGATCACATTGAAAGTTAGCCCTTCAACTGAATCTGCTAACTTTTTATGGCGTAAGCTCTGTTGCACTGGTAAGTTTTCGGCTTCTTCAAATTTAGATAAGCACACAATCTCGTCATGCAGGTCTTTAATTTGAATTCGTCTAGCCCAAACTTCTTTCTTTTTGCTTCTTGATAATCTAAGATACATATCAGATGTATCTTTAATTTCGGAATAAGAATCGGCGTTTTTAATGAACAATAGAGTACGCCGCTCACCGTATTGGTGCATCATGATAGATAGGAACTTTGTAAACATAAGCAAGGCCTGTTCGCTATTCCATATTGGCCACGATTGAATATATCCTGTCCCCCCACCTTCCTCTGCTACGAGGTCTGTAAAGGCCTTTTGATAATCCATGCTTTTGAATATCTTGCTGGCCGTCTTAATGACTTTCACATAAAAGAAAGGACGTATTGACAGTAATCTTCGAACCCAGCGCTTATCTGGTAATTCATAAAGCTGTATTAGCGCTTTAATAAATGGTGTACCGGTGCTTGTTAACTCAGTAATACTTGAAGTACACACCTTATCGGATCCGAAAGGCCTAAAATAGGTGTCATAGTCTTTAACTAATACATCGTTAAGAGCTGGTGCATCTGGCGCCTGCATTTTCCAAATTAGGTTATGGAGCAAATTATCAAGCGCCCCATATTTGGCCGATAATAAAACACCCTGCCTAATAGACTTAACTTTGTAGCCTACTTTTTTAGATAGCTTAGTAAAGTAGGCATCCTTTAGCACTTTAGCAAAAGTCTTTAGCTCGTTTTTATGCTCCGCTAATCGACAATTTGGAGTTGTTACAAGCCATCGTAAGGGTAATGACTTTGAGTAAAAGCACGATATGTTAGGTTCGATTTCAGATACTATATCGGCACGAGTACGCTTCTTTTGAACCAGGAATACCTTTCCTTGTTTAAAATCAAACCGCAATATGTCGATAAGATGAGGCTTGTATCCCGGGTAAATCGACTGCATATCGTTATCAACGTATACGGTGTGGTAGTCGAATTTAACGTCTAATATTGATCCTCTATCGATGATTGAAAGTTCGATATCAAGCGGAATATTGTCATTACTCGAAACCTCAGCAACACAATCATCGTTTGTGTGAATGAGTTCGCCGCATTGCGGGCAATAAAACTCATTTGACATATATGGGTCTACGATTTTACCCATCCCCGAAGATACGGAGGGCCACAAGCAGGCAAATGATTGCCCGCAATCTACGTGGTAATGTACAGCAGGTGACCAAGAGTTCACTTGCTTGCGCCGTACTAGGTCATACAGCTTTTTGACTGACAAACTAAATAATACCTTCATAAGGCGCTAACCTCTTTCTTATAATAAATCGTCCAAATCGTCTTCTTCAGGAGTTTCCTCAATCGGTAGTGTTTCTTCAACAGGTGCTTTCTTCTTAGAAGTACGTTTGCGTTTTGGCTTTTCAGTAGGTTGTTCTTCTACTGCTGTTGGGATATCTTCTACCGGTTCTTCCACCTTAGGCGCTTCTGTTTTCTTACCGTTTAATACTTTAAGCCCTAAATCACAAGCAGCGATACAGCCTTCGCAGTACGCCATAGCTGCGTCTTTACGTTCGCTAGCAGGTGCGTTTTTTACTAATTCATATAAGCTGTCAATGGCTTCGCGTTGTTGTTTAATTTGTTCTTTGTTAATCATAATGACTTCCTCCTAGTCTTTCATATAATACGGGTTTTCAAACCCTGCTGCGTTTAATATGAGGCCCTCATTCCAGGGCTCAGGCTTACACATAATGTCTATGACTTCATCTAAACTGCCTTCGCCTATAGGCGCTTCGATAACCACCTCGTCATGGATATGGGCTACAATCTTATAACCAGCTTTGGCCAGTCTTAGCATGGATGCGGCCAAGCAATCCCTTGCAACGGCTTGTACAATGTTTTCGACGAGCTTTCCGCCGTAGGTTTCGACTCTGCCCCAGGTATTCTTAACCTGATCCATGCCGTCGTACTCAATCGATTCACTGCCGAACCGGTTAAGGCCTATTCTAGGTCTTGCGTAGGCAAGCCTCCGCCCTGATGGTAACTCAATAAACATAAACCCTTTTGATTTAAAGAATCGAATATTACCTTGTCTAATTCGTACAGGTTCGCCAGTCTTTACGACTTTTTTGGCTGCAGTATCCGCATCTTTCCAAAACCTCGTAATGCGTGGACTTGCTCGTCGCCAAGCTTCGATGATACCGGGAAGTTCTGATTCTGGAATTTCCCCTTTTGAGTCCATCGACTTCATGGCCCCTACACCTCCACCATAGCCGAGTGCCAATTCTGCAACCTTACCCTTTTGCCGTAGATGCCCATTCACCCCATGCTTCTCAACTGGAACATGGAACATGCTAGATGCGGAGGCACAGTAGATGTCGCCACCTTGTGCAAATACATCCTGTCGCCACTGCTCGTGAGCGAGCCAAGCAATAACGCGGGCTTCGATAGCACTAAAATCAGCCACTATAAAGCGGTGTCCTTCTTCGGCTACAAGAGCCGTACGAATGAGTTGCTTAATCACATCACCAGGATTTCCATAGAGTAGGTCTAGCAATTCTACATCTCTACTTTTAAGAACGTCCCGAGCTGTATCTAAATCTTCTAGGTAGTTACGCGGGAGGTTCTGTAGTTGTACTACACGCCCAGCCCATCGTCCGCTTCTCATAGCGCCGTAAAACTGAAGCATGCCGTGGATACGGCCATCGGAACATACTGCCTTTTTCATGGCCAAGTACTTTTTAATTGACGAGTTGCCCAGGACTTGCCTGTTCTTCAGCACGGTACGCACATCGGAAGGAATATCCTGTGACAGTAGATTTGATACATCATCTTTTCTCATGGTCTCGATCTCATAGCCAAGGCGAGTTGATAACCAATCCTTAAGTTGCAACGTACTATTGGGATTATCTAGCCCTGTTAGTCGTGCCGATGATACGGTGGCCTTTTCTACGATTTCATCGTTACATTGAAGAGCCGCATCGACGAGGTCCATATCTACCTTTACGCCTCTCCAGTTGATGTCTTGATCAAGTAGCCAATACTCATGTTCAATGTCCGGCGGTTTCAATGAAAGCAGGCGTTTACGAATGGCCTTTTCAACCACTACGTCCTGCCGGTTGTATTCAATAAATTCAGCCCATTTGTCTGGCGCATCCTCAGGCATATTCCGTGTCTTCGGATTTGTCTTCGTAGGCTTACGCGGAACGGAGAAAAATTGAATCAATCGTTTACCCCGTGAATCCTTGGCTTCTCCTAATCGTAAAGCCTTAGACACATTATCGAGGCTTGCCGGTAAACTGCAGTACAAAGCAAGTACAGAAGTACATTCCCAATTCGTGTAGTCCGCATCAGGAAAGTACTTTTTTAGGCATAGCATTTCAAACGCTGCATTGAATGCGGTCTTTGTAATTTCCTTATTATACAAAGCGTCCACCACCCTTTCGGGCAGTGGATTCTTTGTCATATCGATTACTTCGACAGGTTCGTTATCAAAGCTATAGGCAAAGAGCAGTATTTCAAATGTTGTATCGTCAACGTATCGCTGCGCCCCATATTTAATAGGGCAGGCGCAATAGGTTTCCACATCAATACTGAGCTCCATAATTGCCTCCTTAGATTAAATCGTCGTCATCGTCCAGGTCGCCTAAATCATCATCGCCAAAGTCATTAGCAGATACATGAACACCGCCTAGGCGTTCGCCATCTTTGACTTTACGGATACCATTTAGACCAAAGCCTACGCCTTTCTTGCCGTTGAAGTTGTAAGCAAAAACGGAAAGCGCAACTTGTGCGTATACACCGGAGTAGATTTCTTCTTCGATGTCGAAGTCATCCATTTTGATTTTGTCACGAGTAAACACGATAGGTTGCTTATCACTATTGGCATTGATGAAGTATTTACCAGCGTATGTTTCCGGTTGGTCAACTACTGCATCATCAGTATCGCCGTCGCGTAAGTTCAATTTGAGGTAGGCTGCTTTGCCTTCTACCCTAGCCACTGCTTTTGGATCCGCTTTAAGTTCTTCAATCGCACGTTCAAATGCTTTGATTGTCTTCTTATCTGTTTTATCGATAATGATTTGAGAGCTATATTTTGCTTTGCCGTCGTCGTTTTTACGAGGGGAAGCGATATTTGCATAAGAAAGTCTTACTACACCAGTTGTTAATTTAGCCATGTTACTGTCTCCTTATTTCTTAAATGGGTTACAATTATGTTCGAACCCTATTACTGTGTTAAATAAAATATCTAATTCGTCTTCGATATCTGACCTTTCGTCGTCTAGTCGAATCCATTCATCGTCTTCTTCCCAAGAATATTTCGAAAGGTCTAATTCAGTTTTATAATAGTCCTCTATCGCCTCACACTTAGCATCTACTGCGCAATAGCGAACGTGTAAGCTAGTGGCATAGGCAATAGTAATTTGGTAAAGCTCGTCGAGATAATGCCCCCGTTCATGGAGCTCTTTTGCGATAGCCCGTACAGATGTCATTTTTCAATCTCTGCCATTAGCTTCGCTACTAATGCTTCTAGTTTAGAGATACGGCTTTGCGCATCCTTCGCTTCAGCTACGTAATCGCTACCTTTACCAAATTTGAAAGATGCGCTCACGTTGTACATATTTTCACTTCCGAAAGTTCCTGCAATGCCTAGCAAAGTTTTTTCATTAGGTCTGTAGTACAAGCCTAATGCCACTGCATTGGCATTGTGGTAATGGCCATATGCAATAGATGCGCTGAACTTATCTTCTTTGTTAAACTCCATAGGATGTAGTCCAGCTAATGCAGCTGCACCTGCACCTACTTTATTTACACGGCCATCTAATCGGCTAATATCTGATTTTAAATTCGTTAAAGCGTTATGTGTTTGATGTTCTAGTACATCAATTCGTTGCTCATGATTTGCTAAGATACGATTGTGTGCATCCATATCTTCACTCATTGTATTAATGGCATCATATGCAGCATGTAGCTGTGATCCATTTACCGCATCAGTTGAAGATGCATCTATACGGCCTGCAGCAACGTTCTGAATTTGTCGAACATAATGTTTTACACCACCATATCCTGCACGGTCTTTACTACCAACGCTTACTACTGATGTTGCATCTGTACCAGCAAATACATATGTTGTATTATTTACCTTCGCTTGTAGTTGATTAACTGCATCATCTGTTACACTATTCGTTCCTAGTGCAACACTATTTGCCTTATCTGCGATTGTATTGTTTCCGAATGCGAGTGCATCAGTAGCTAATGCTTTTGCGTGTGTGCCAAAGACGAGAGCACCTTGGCCAGTTGTTTCGGAGTTAGATCCGAATACAAGCTGTTCTTTTTGCGTCCCGATTTTATTGTTGTAACCTACTACGGCGGACTGGCCACCTGCTACGGTGCCATTGTTAGCACCGATTGCCACGGAGTTTTCACCAGTCACATTATTGGAACGGCCAAAGGCCACACTAGATTCACCAGATACGAACGCGCCATTGCCGATGGCTACACTATCATAGGACGCCGTTCTTGCTTGGTTACCAATCGCTATGGTGTATTCCACCAAGCTTTCGGCGTGACTGCCGAATGCGAAGGAGTTACGGCCGGATGCTTTGGCATCGTTACCACCGGCGAAACCATTTTCGCCAGTTACAGAATTGTTAGTACCAAAGGCTAGCGCATTATTTGCGTCGATGTTGTTTTGGAATCCCCATACTGCGGAGCTAGTAGAATTCGTAGATATGGTATTGTCTGTACCACCTACCGTATTGTTGCTAGTTGCGCCGGCTACATTGACAGCCAGCGCGGAAATCGCGAGTACCGCTGTTACTGTTTTATTCATTGTTTATACCTCATCATCAAATTCGTTCATCATTGTTTCAACTGTGTTAATTGCTGGGCGTTTATCGCTGTCCGGTACAAGTGTAGGCTTGCCTTCCGGTTTTTCGATATAGGCTTCTAAGTATTCGGCAACGCCCTTTTTACCGAGTACCTTTTGCAGATTCGTGATACCTTCGAGTTCACGCGGTTTAAAAATGTCTTCTTCCTTGTAGCCATTATCAAGTAATGTTTGAGCTGCAGCGTCCGGATCCGTAATTGTACGTCTTGATGTACCTTCTACTAATTTGAAGCCCGGCCATTGTTTCTCGCCTGATAAGGCCTTTTCATACGCGAAGTCGTAAACACCTTTAACCCATTTCGTGATTAAATCTTTCATCGCTAGGATGTCAGATACTTCCTGGTCAGTTAGCAATTGATTGAGCTTGCCCCCATCCTTATAAAAAGCAGTAAGGCAAGTATCAGCTAATGCCCGGCAGGTGTGCCGTGCTTTACAGAAGTTACAGTAATCGCAAGGCGTACAATCGCCGATACCTTCCCAGGCACGTTGCGCGATTGGTTTTATTTCTTCGCCCCAATCAAGCAGTTCTTCAAGCGCCATTTCATCGGTAGATACACTATCAAGTCTTGGCTGAACGATGGTCATACGGACCGATTTAACGTCATACAGGAACTCGTTAACGTCGTAAGCACCTAATGCGTAGAGTCGCATTTGTGTATTTTCAATGGCACTCACTGGAACGCCCTTACCATACTTCAGGTCAATCACTTCCAGGATGCCGTCAGCTACGATTACCATGTCTCCAGTGCCAAAGCCATCAGGCACCCACCTGGAGAAATCGAGCCGTGCTTCAATCATAGCTTCCGCATCAGATGAACGGGCGCGAGCCTCGTTCACCTTTTCTTCGCAGATGTCAACATATCGGTTAACAGCTTCTACCATTTCAGTTGAGTAGTCGTCTAGCTTAGGCGCTTTTTTGCCTTCTAGCTTATGGCGCAGGATTGATTCTGCCAGGTCGTGTGCTACCGTACCTTCCGCAGCATAGGGCGATTGCTCATCAGGGAACATCGCTTCTAATCTTGCCGATGGCGTACACACGAGCCACCTGGCACTACTTGATGCACCTAGTAGGGCGTGCTTCTTAGCCACGGCTGTTCACCCATTCCATAATTTGAATACGTTGTTCATCGGTAGCAGATGTTACCTTTTCAGCACCGATGCTATCTAAGAAGGCTTTGAATTCGCCTTTTGCTTTCGTTTTATCAGCGGCTTTTGCCATTACATCTTTCACTGCTTCACGAGTTGCTTCAAGGCTTGGGGCTTCCACTTTAGGTTCTTCAGCTTTTGCTGGTTCCACTGTAGATGCTGGTTTTTCCTTAGGAGCAGGTGCTTCTTCTTTAATAGGTTCTTCTACTTTAGGAGTTTCCTTCTTAGCTGGTTTAACATCATTAGTTGTCCAGTTCGCTGGTTCTACGTCTTTAACAGGAGCACCTACGATGGATTGGTAAAGGTCTTTCACTTCTTGTTCTAATTCAACGGCTTTATCTACGGTAATTTTTAACTCAATCATTGTTTTATTTCCTTTCGGTTTAACGATGTGATATACTTTAAATGGATATTTTTCTATGTGCCCTTTACGCATTGCCGTGCGTGAGGGCATTTTTTTTGCGCCCAACTGCTTGCACTCATCAGGAATGCAGTACTCTTTATTTGGGCACGTCGTACAATCTTGCAATGTAACCACCTCCTTATACACATTTAAGAATCATGCGAATTTCTT